TGCGCCGAGGATCGGGGTTTGCATTAATACGAGCCGCTAAAAATATTGAACTTTTGCCGCGAGGACACCAGCGAGTACGGCAGCGCCATGATGTCGTCGGGGTTGTTGATGCGGCGCAAGTTGCGCTTGGAGGTCATCGCAATCCGCTGCACTTGGTTCGACGGCTCAACGCCAAATTCCGGCGCAAGTTCCATCGCCAGGTTGTAGCGAAACGCCCGCAGGTAGCCGGGCGGAAACGCCAACGTGTCGGCGAGCGTGACGGGGTTCGTCAGTTCGTCGTAGGAAACGAAGTGCCATTCCAGTTCGCGGGTCGGCACGGGGTACACCGTCATGGAGATGTTGGGAAACTCCATGTTGATCCACATGACCTGCGGATATGTGGACGTGACCGTCTTGACGGCGATGCCGTCGTACTGCTGCTGGTTGATGATCTTGATGCCGTAGGACACGTTGGTCGAGGCATCGCGGAAGTACGTCGAATCATCCATGATGACAGGACGGTTGCCCACGAAGTCACCGGACGGCCCGAGCGATCGGGTCTTGGTGCTCGCAGGCCAGTTGAACACCTGATCCTGCGTGTTGAAGATCATCAAATCTTCGGTCTGCCAACTGTCGATCATCTGCCGCATCGCGGTCAGTGCATCTTGTGACGTGTCAGCCGAGGGGGTTTCGCCTTCTGCCAAAACGCCAATCAGGCGCAGCGCGCCGTTGATGAGTTCTGCGGTGGTGGCGGTTACAGCAGCCATGCGGCCCCCTACGATTGAGTCCTGCGACGACGTTGTGAGGTTGCCGGTGCCGGAACCAGGCTATTTACAGGCGCCGCATCTTCATCAGGGAGCGAAGGCGTGTCGGGAGTATACCGCGTCCAGCCGTTCCTGACATCAAAATCGGCTTCCATGTCCGAGATAGCCACTTTGTGGCCATGTAGCGGGTGCGAGAGGTAAATGTGCATTTGAAACGGGGGTTTTCGCCCCCGCCCTGTTCTGGTACTTAGCTGAGGCGATACAGCGTCCACGTCGCGGCGGCGGTACGGCGGGCGCGGAAGCGTCCGGTCGTGCCAGCAGTTGCGGCGATGGTTGCCAGGCCAACCAGCGTCCAGCCGGTGCCGGCGGTCATCGTGATGACGCCCGAACCCGAACCGTCGATGTTGATGACGCTGAAGTCGAACGAACTGTCAACCTTGGCGTTGACGAACGTGGCGTCCATCAGCGCGCCGGTGGGCAGCGTGTAGGCCGCAGCGGACGAGCCGGGGTTGCCGGTAAGGATGCCGGACGCAATGCCCGCTGCCGTCAGCGTCGCAGCGCCTGCGGCGATGTTGGTCGGCGTGGACTGCGTGCCCATGATTGCTTCGTTGGTATTGCCATCGCCAAGTTGACGACCGCCACCGATTGAGGGGAGTGCCATGATGTATTCCTTTAAGAAGAAAGTTCAGCCCAAGACCGACGTTTCTTAATGTCGGTGATTGTAGCCCGTGTTACGCCAAATTTAACAGCTAAATCACAGTTGCGGTCTGCACTGGTACGGATAAACCTAACATCGTCAGCAGTTAACTTGTTGCGGGTCTGGATTCCCTTGCGCGGCCATTTTGCTGCTTCGCCGTCCAATTCTTTCCATGAAACGCGCTGCTTGATGCTGCCGATTGTTGACGGGGCTACGCCATATTCAGCGGCGAGTTCCGTATATGGGCGCGGGTCTGTCAGGATTGCTTGCGCTTGGCTTTCGGTAAGTAGAACGCCGCCGTGCCGTTCACCTTTTCCGCCACGATGCCGCCCTTTTGCCATTTTGTCGCGTTGGTTATCGGCGTTCGTGCCCGACGACAAATGCGCTGGATTGACGCAAGACGGATTATCGCAAGAGTGCATCGCTACCATCCCTACCAGCAAATCGCCGGTGTGGAATGCGTAAGAAAATCGATGCGCTCTTGTAAACATCGTTGCCCCTACTTCGCCCCTAAACATCCCGTAACCGTTTTTGTCTTTTCCGCCAATCCACCACCAGCATGAATCAGTTTTATTGACTTGCATAAGGAATCGTTCTTCAGCAGTTTTGCCTTGAAACGACCCCGAATGACTTTTAACGGCTACGGGCGACCCGTATTTCTTTACCCGTTTCCAATGCAAATGGCATAAACCCAAGATTTCGGAAGGGGCATCGCACTCTTTGATACAACAGATTTTTAAGTCCATTCTAAACTCCATCTAGCTAGATAGGAGAGTGTAGTGTAGACTTTCTAATCCTCTGTGTCAAATACTATGCGATGTCCGCAAACCCTTATAAATCAAGGGGTTAGCCCCACAAACGAACAGCCATCGAAGGTCGAATTGCAGAAAAACCATACAAAATATCGACGCGACAGGGCATCCGGTCATTGTTGATATCGTACTGGCGCACGATACGCAACGACATCCCGTTGTGTACTTGGCGCGAAGCCATGTCCACACCCTGCGGCAACAGCAAGTCGGCGGTCGCAAGCGAGAACGCATCCTTGTGGTAGACGAGGTTTTGCGGGTACTGCGTAGCCGACCCACCGACAAAGGTCAGCACGGCGTTGGCTTGCGGGAACGAATCCACGGTAGCCAGGGCGTGTGACGTGGTGTAGATGGCGGGCGAAACAGTCAGCGTGGCAGTCGTGTTGGACGACACCGACACGTCGGCGGTCACGACGAACTGTTGCAGCGAGCCAGTCGACTGACGGGTCTGCGGGTTGACCGCGTACACGCTGCCGATGGTGAACACATCACCAACTTTGAAAGTCGGCGAACCGGAAGTGAAGCTGATGGCAAGCGAGGTTGCGCCTTGGGTGCTGACCGTGGTCGCCACGATCGGCGAGGTGGCAGCGGTGCCGGTCGTGTGCTGCACGATCGACTGGCTCATGTTGATCTCATCCAGCCCGAGCACGCCTTCGCCCATCATGCCGTTCTTGAACTGACGGCTGATAGTGCCAGTCGGATTGAACAGCCCTTTCATGCCTTCGACCAGACCAGCGTTAGCCGCCGGGTTGACGGTGGCATAGCGTGGCCCCATCGGGGTAGCAAACTCGTTGAGTTTCTGTTGCGCTTGCAGCAGAACGAGCGAGGTCGACGGGACGGTGCCCGGCGTGCCGACCGAGTTGTAGACCGATTTGTAGACGCTTGCAACGTCTGCGTCGACGCTTGATGCCAACTGCGAGATACGCGGCTTGAGCACGCGTTCGGCGAAGTCGTCCAACTGCATCGTCAGTTCGGCTGACGTGAAGTTGATGCCGATGTGCTTCTGGCTCGACACGGTGAGGGTCGTGTACTGTTCGTTGTCGTCCTGAACTTGCAGGGCAGCACCGTCAGTGACCAGCGCGCGGTCGGGCAGGCGGATACGCAGCGTGGAGCCGATCTTGGCGCCTTCGACCGCGAACGAATCATCGTAGGCGCGGTTGATGTTGCGAGAGATGACCAGGTTGTTTTCCAGAATTACAAGGGATTTCCTCGTAATCATGTCGATTGTCAAAAGGGAATTACTCATGGTTCGTGCTCCTTAGAAGCAAAAGTTAGCGGTTACGCGCCTCCAGCAACTTCGCTACACGGGCGTTATCCGCAGCGGCCCACTCTGCCATCGTCATCTTCATCGACCGGGGATCGGTCGTGTCATACGAGGCGTCGCCGCTGTTTCGTGCCGTGACAGGCGTAATTGGTGCTGGCGCGGTTGAAGTCTTTTTCACCGGCGGGCTAGCAGCCAATTTGGCTTCCAGTTTGCCGATTTCCTTGGCCTGCTGCAAGGGTGGTAGCCGTGAAATGCGTTCAGCTTCCTTCGGATTGGTGCCGAGATGATAAGCCACGTCGGGGCCAACGTCAGAAGTTTGAATAGCCTGCGCCATTGCTTGCGTGATTGGAAGGTTGGGGTTGTGCGCGACTTGTTCAAAATCGTCGTACCTTGCCCTTGCTTCTTCTTCGCGCTCGTAATGCGCTGCAAGTACCTCGGATTGCTCCCGCTGTTGCTCGCGCTGCTCGATCAGTGCTTGTGCCCGTTGCGCCGCCAATGCTTCGACGTAGGCTTCGGTACTCTCAAACTGCTCGGGTGCTACGGGCGTGGGCGGTGCTGCCGGGGCTTGCGCACGTTGCGCTTGCTCGCGTTCCCACTTGCGTTGCTCTCTTGCAAGCCGTTTGCCGATCGCTGCGTCCAGTTCCTCCTGAGTGAAGGTCTTGGGCGCGGCTTCTGGCGTCGTGCTTTCCGGCGCTTGTACTTCAGGAGCAGTCGTCGCCGTGACGGGTTGCTCTGGCGCGGGCGTAATATTTTCCGCTACGGATACTTCTTCGGTCATGCTTTTTGCTCCTGTTGAGCACCAGGCCTATCGGACCTGTGCGATTAATATAATCTTTCAACTGCGGTAATGCAATAGCTTTTTACAATACTTCGGCGACAAAGTACAACACAGACACGGTCAGCCCACCGATAGTGGTAGCGAACGCATCCCACGGATCGAATTCACCCCTGCCCATCCACGCATCCCAAATCCATTCCTTCGCGCATCCGGCCAAGAGAGCCGCGCAGAATCCCGCGACGGGATTAGCGACGACCGTCACGGCGAGCGCAATCAGCGCACCGGTTTGAATGTGCAGCATCTTGTCAGTTGGTAGCATCGACAACCTCAACTTTTTGCAGCCCCTTGTCAGCAAGCAGCGAAGCCATGCTGTCGCGGCCAACCTTGATGGCCCATCCGTTCACGATGTTGGGCAGCATTGCGTTGATTTCCTCATCGTCAATGAAGCCTGACGTAATCCAGTGAGTTGCCGGTGCTTTCCCGTCGGCAGACAGTCCGACTTGGAAATAAAAAGGGTAGGTTTCGATAGCCGCAGCGCGTTCGCTGTCGGGGATGATTACGGTTGCGGGGATTCCGTCGGTTGTGCTCATGTTTTTTCCTTAGTAGGCGCGGCTGCGCATGCGGCTGTACGCTTCTCCGCTACCGATTTGCCCGTCATTCGCCGCGACCGTCGAGCCGCGCGCGATTAGCTGGCTGATCTGGCCGGTGAAGAACAGGCTTGATCCGGCACGAGAGCCGATGTAGTGGGCAAAGTTGCCGTAATTTCCCGTGCCTTGCGTGCTTGAATTACTTTGTGCCAATGCACCGTTCAATCTCATTGATATTGATGGGGCTCCAATGTCACTTTGGCACGTCATAACAGTGGATAGGGGGGCGGCTTTCCCGAGCACATCAATTGCCGATGCGGCAATAGTTCCTTTTGAACCAAAATACAGATCATTTACGCCGTTGCTGCTTGGCCCGAAAACCGCAAATGATCCGTTATTTGATGCGAAATTTGCGCTCAACTCGATAATTATGCCGGTCGTTGCATCACTAAGTTTCCGCACCCCAGCGATCACGAGCATCTTGTTCACGCCGCTGTAATCGACGGATCCGGTCTGCATCCACTGCGTGCCGTTGAGCGAAATGTATGGCGGGAATCCCTTGTCGGGGCCGTCGTAGTCGCTGCTGGTGTTGACGCGCTGGTAGGGCGGGAGCGTGACGGTTTGATCCGTGGGGCGAAAATCGTCTTTCGTTGCTGTCAGTGTTTCCGTTCCAGCCCATGTGCGAGAAGGATAATCAATCGTATGACTTGATCCACCAAACGCTTCGTTTTGGCTTGCAGAACCGGCATTGGTGCGCGTGTAGGCGATTTTGCAAAGCCACGTTCCATCAGCGTTTGCGGTGATCGTTGGGGTGCAATTAGATGACCCAATCACTGCGCCCGTATTGACGTTGAACGTCGCCGAATGGATTACCGCATCGCCACGATCCCCCATCCACAAATAGTCATAGGTGCCGTTTTTGGCGTTCGTCACCATTGTGCATTGCTGCGACGCAGAAACCGCAAGAGAACCCTGCACACAAAATGCTTGGAATGTCCCTGCACTAGCCTTGACCGTTGTCGCTGTCGGTGCGGTTACGTTGGTTTTTGCCCACGCAGCATTGGCCTTATCTTCCGTGCCGGTCAGCAAGTTCACCCTCGCCGACACCACAGGCCGCACGCCGCTGGTGGATTGGAATACGTGGTTTCCTGCGATTTGTTTGCAGGAAATGTTGTTGAAATCGCAGTATTCCGTCCCGCCATTCCAAGGCAGCATGGAAATATAAGTGCTTGCGACAGTGGCAAGAAAATAGAATGTCTTTGTCGCAGATACCGATACTTGTCCTGTTGAATAATTTGCAGCGTTTCTAGGCGCTGTGCCGACATAAACCGCGCCGGGATTTACCACCGCAATATCAATCGATACCCTGTACCACTTGCCGACCACAGTGGTGAAGGCTTGGTAGCTTTCTTGCCCCTGTACCCTGAACTTGTTGCCAACAACTGTCAGCGTCGATCCTGCGCTGGGCGTCCATCCAGTTGTGGCAGTCGGATTGCTGCCATTTGTAACAATCTCGGCACCAACCGCCAACCCCTTGTCCTTCGACAGAGCCAGCCCGAGCGGCTGCTCCATCGCGGTGATGGGTATCGTACCGGCAGCGTCCTGAAACCACCCCGTATTCCAGTCTGCGTTATCCAGCCAGATGCCGGGCTCGCCTGAGGCGAATAGCGCGGCGACTGCCAAGTTCAATTGAACGCTGTACGACAACGAGGTCAGCGTCGGGATGTTCCCGATGCCGACACCTACGCCGTTTTGAGTGGCTGCGCCAAACATATCAGCGGATGTTGATCGGCTTGCAGTAAATCGTGCCGCCGGTGGACACCTGGATGGCACTCACGCGCCACGGTCCGAGGTCAAGCCCCTGCGGCGCGCGGAACGCAATCGGCGTGAACGGCGGGATCGGCGTGTCGGAAGTCGTGGCAGTCACGCCCGCGCCCACGCGCACATAGCACGCCTGATCCGACCAGACGAGGACGCCCTGCGGGCCGTGCGGCCACGTTCCCGTGGAGCCTGCGGTGCCGGTGTAGGCAACCGATTTTGCGGCAAACGCCGCGTCCGTTGCGGGGTGGAGAAGTTCGATGATAGTTCCTTAGCCCGCCATCGGCGGCGCGGCAGGTGGTTGCGGGGGCATCATGGACGGTTGTTGAGGCATTGTAGGGGGCATACCTTGCGGTGGCAAGTCCTCACCGACTTCCTCACCGCGCGGCTGCATTTCGCTCACCAGATCACCGGACGTGATCATCGAATGGATCGTCCCAAGAATCATGTCCTGAATTTGCTCGGGCGTCATGGAGTCTGCTACTGCTGCCATGCGCTTGGTTTCAGCGTCATATGCCTTAATCAGGTTGGCGTTTTCCTTGATTTCCAAGTCTTGCGCCTCAAACGACTTGCTGACGTTGGCGAGCATCCCGTGCAGTTGCTTCAGTTCCTGATCCATCGCCTGCATCTGCTGCTCGGCAGCTTGCAACGCCGGGGGCTTGTCGCTGTCGTCCATAAGTTGCGGCGGGATGGTCTTGGCAAGGCGTTTCGCCATTTCCTGCGCGCCCGGCCAATCCATGTTCTTGACGAACAGGTCGCCCGCCACCTTCCAGAGTTCGGGATTACCCTGAAGGATTTGCGCCATCGCTTCCAGCGCCTCTTGGCGCTTGGTCATGTAGCTTGGTCCGGTCGTGACCATCACGTCGTACTTGCCGACGTTCAGGTTGTAAATTTTCTTGATGACGATTTCGGGGTTGTCCGGGTCAACGATCTTGTTGACCGGCATCTGCTGTTGCGGGTTCAGTTGCGCGGTCGCCACTTCCCCGTCCTCGCCGATGATGCGCGCGACGCGCGCGGTGTCGTAAATCTTCGGTGCAAGGTCGACAACCATGCGGGCGATGTGCCGCACGCCGCGTGCCAGGTTGTCCACAAAATGATAGGTGCCGGTGTCGGTCTGACGCTCGCGCGCCAAAATGGCCTTGCCGCTGCGCTCGTTGCTGGTCTGTCCGAGGCTTGAGTCATACTGCCCCGTGGTCGCCTTGATGTCGTCTGCGGCGCCCATCTTGGCTTGGATGAGCCCAGTCTGCGCCATCGGGGGCATGGCGCGCTGCGGCAGCGGCAGGGGCGACCCCGCGCCGTCCGTCACATCGGGGTTGACCTCAAGGTAGGGATAGTTCTGCGTGTTGGCAGTCTTCCACTTTTCCTCGTAGCCCTCAAACTGACCGCCGTAGCCGATGAAGGGGGCTTTGGGCGCCAAGGCGAGCATTTCCGCCTCTTGGCTGACCCAATAGTTGTACATCCGCTGCGCGTCCTTGGCGTTGCGCACCAAGCCCGACACATACAGACGACCTTCAATCTCGTATTCGTTGCCGACGATGCGAACGATCGGAATCCACTGCCCCGCCCAATCGCTTTCTTCCAGAATCTCGTAGCCGTTGATCTTGCGCCATTTGATCTTGCGCCGATCGGCACGGCGGGTCTTCTTCGGCGCGCCGTACATATCGCGGGCTTGCTTGTCCTCGGGCGTGCCCTCGAACGCCGTCACGTTGCCCGGATACAGGTTCAGCGTGGCTTTTTCGTAGGTGACCTCGAAGTATTCGGCAATCCGAATGGTCTTTTCGTTGAGCCACTGGCTCAGGTTCTCATCGCCCACGCCCAACTGCTGCAAGGAGCCAACGCGGGCTGCGTCCGGCCATTTGCGCTCGTACTCATCCAGCGGCATATCCTCGGTGACAAACGCCCACATGGCGTCTGCCCCGCAAGGGTCTTGGATGGTCGGGTCCATGTAGACCGAAAACGAGTTGCGCACGCGCGCAATCTTGATGTCCTGGTCGAACGTTTCTTCGTCACAGTATTCGGTCAGCAGGCGGATGTAGCCCTCGCCGTAGGTGACCTGGTTCTCGCAAGCCGTGTCGTAGGCGACATCCGCGTCCGAAATGTATTCGATGTGGCGTATCAGCCCGTTGAAGACCTCGGCGACTTCAATGTCTGCCTTGTCGTCCACGGGGATAACCTTGCCCGACGGGCGGTTCTGCCGCTGGTCGTTGGTGACTTGCCGGATGTGCTGGGGCAGCTTGTTGATGGTGAGGCACGGGCGGGCGTTGATCGTCTGCCCTTGCACCGCGCCGCGTGTCTGCAACACGTCGGCGGGCCATTGCATCTGGTTGTCCGGGCTACCTGCGGCAAATTTTAAATCATCAAGTTCATCTTCCCGACTGTCCGACAAGAACCCAATCGCCATGTCCAGCCGCGTGCGGGCTGTCGCAAGAATCTTGGCTGTTTCGTCGGTGCGCTTGATGCTCACGACACCAGCCCAATGATGTCACCGTTCTTCATCAGGAGCATTCCGTCGTGCTGTTTGTCCACCGTGCCGCTGTATTGGATGCGGTCGCCGGGGCTGACCCACATGGGTTCGCGCCTGCCATCGGGGCGGCGCTTGCCGGGGCCGACTGCCACGACGGTGCCGGTAAAGACTTCTTCATCCGGCAGGATTAGCAGCGGATGCTTGACGACCGGATCGGGTTTGACGATGATGGTGTCGTTCAGGGGTTGCATTAAGCGCCCATCCAACTGTTGGAGACTTGCCGTGGAGAATAAGGCTTCGGAGTGCGCTTGTCAACTACCTCCCGATGCGCCACCGGAAAGGCGAACGTGACCGCCAAGGCGTCGGCGGCGTCGGGCGACGCCAGCCCCCGCGCTTTCATGTCTTTCTTGCTCTCAAGGAAGATCGCCCCCTTGCTGTCGGGCTTGTACATCGGCCCCGTCAGGTCAGCCTTCAAGCCACGGTCGTTGGGTATCTTGCCGGTTTTGAGCCAATCGCGCATGGCGCCCCACATCTGCGCGCGCAGGTTGCCCCACATCATCGGGTTCCTCGACTTGTTGCCGAAGTTCACGCCCCTGATCTTGTACCGCTGCTCTTTGAGTCGG